ACATTAACTTTTTATTCGTATAAGAAAATATAAAGTAAAAATATTTTTCAAAACTTTTTACTAAGACTTTTTCATTTTTACTGTCCTTACTGTCCTTACTGTCCAATCAAAAAAAAAATTAGTATATAGTTATGTTATAGTCTAATATTATTATATAGCAATAATAATATTGGACAGTAAGCTGGACAGTAAAAAATTATCTAAAATCTTACTGTCCAAAATATATATAGCTCTATTTTCTCCCAATTTCTAGATCTGGATTAAGCCTGATTAATATACTTGGACTATGCTCTTTTACAATATCTCCACTCTCTCTAGTAATAATAACATCATTTTCATGTGGATGTGCAAAGAATGATGCAAAATCTAATTCTGATTTAATAGTATATTCATTTTGCTTATTTCGTTTACCTTCCCCAGTAGTCGATTTAATAGATTCAATAAATGACATGCCACCTGGATTTAATGATATTATTTCAAATAATTCATCACCATAAATACGCGATAATTCTCTTGTTATAATTCCACCCTGGCTATGCGACACAAGTGTAATTTTATAATCTGGATATAATTTTAATACTTTATCCAATATTGCTTTTGCATTTTTAAATCTTGGAAATAATGTATATGTTTGTAGTATATAATCCAAGTTGTTAAGCCAGTCAATAATTCCTTTAGTTCCTGTGTAATTTAATATAATTCTTTTTTTAGCCTTATTCTCATATACTTGATGAAAATTGCTGGATAACTCTTTTATATACTTGTATTGTGTAATTGGCTTTAAATCCGGCCAATCATAGCCATTACTAATAAATTTATGTATCTCATTTACTTTTAATGAGCCGCCAATATTGCGAGGTTTAATGCTGTCTTTTCCGATTGGTGTCTTTTCAAATACAAGCTCAACACCATTATCTAATACTTTTGTAAAGTATTTACTATTTGGGGTTGGATCTATCTGTCTAAATGAATAAAAGTTCTTTCTTTGAGAAGAATCTATTTTTTTATATTCCACGTTGTTATGCTCTCTTATGTATTTAATCGCTTCTGATCGTGTAAATTTATCTTTTGGGACTAATACAGATTGTATTTGAAACCCATGGTGTGAATGAGTCGCGGTTGATTCGCCTAATTTACTCATTTATATATTTTTATGTGTTATATACTATATAATATATAAAATGATAAAATCTCCATATTGTAGACAGGGTAATAAATTGCATATCTTAAAAGATATAATAGAGTTAATACCACAACATGCAATATATTGTGAGCCATTTGTTGGATCTGGGGTTGTTTTTTTTAATTTACCAAAAGCATCACATGGTAGTATATTAAATGACTTAGATAAAAATGTTGTTAATATATTAAAATTGATTAAAAAGGCGCCATTGTCCCCTAATAGATATCGGCATGATTTAAATACATTGGAAAAAATAAAACATTTTTGTGCTAATCATAATAACACAACTGAAGATTTACTATTACATAATAGAATTTTATTATGCAATGGATTTAATAATAGAATTGTTAAACATTGTAATGATTTTCATAATACAACTAATCCAGATATAATACTAAAAAATTTAAAATATTATAAACAAATGCTAAAAGGTGTTAAAATATCAAATAAAGATTATATTGATATAATATTAAAATATGATAGTCCTGAAACTTTTTTCTTTATTGACCCACCATATGAAAATACAGATAAAACATTTTATTATAATATTGTTATGAATTATGAAGTATTATCTTTTTTATTACAAAATATTAAAGGTAAGTTTCTATTAACTATTAATGATGGTCCAAATATTAGAAAAATATTTAAAGGATTTACTATTAAATCAATAAATATTAAGTCTACGTGGTATAATACAACAACAAAAAAAATAAGAAAAGAGCTATTTATCATGAATTATTAACTATCCATCTTAATATAAGTCCCTCTTGCGGTTGAACTGCTAGTTCCCATTGCGGATGTCGTTTTGTCCATTTCTTCCATAATTTTTTTATATTTATCAGTTAAACTAATGGATCTGAGGAGGGATACACCGATTGGACGGCCAAAAATGCGATTTAGTATTCTAGTAATCGCATTTACTGCAAGTAATGGCTCGCCTTTATAATTAACTAATAGATAAAAGTTTTCCTTCCCTTTATTTTTGCCCTTATTCAAAGGGTGAATCTTTGCATATTTTGTAAGAATATCAACCAATTCTGGATTTACGTCTACTTCTTGAGTGTTATATGTCCCAGATGTTTTATATTGGTTAAATTCAAATTTTTTAAGTTTTGGCAAATAGTAATTAAATTCTGTATTTTCAATAAGATTTTTATCATTAACATATATCATTAACATATAATCACGATTCCTTCTTACAGGCTGAAGACAGTATAATGATAAAATAACAAAATCTAAAATAATAGCCCATTCTTGATCATCGACTTTCTTTTTTACTAATAATGGCATAGCCTTTTCTTTCAAATCTTCATAAACGGATATTACTTGATTTTGTTCAATCCAATTTTTTTGTTGTGATTCGCTTTTGGTATTTGTTTTTTTTTTCAAATCTTCTGCAATCTGCATCATACATTTATAGTAAAATTCATATGTTGCATCATATTGTTTTAAACCTCGTAAAGTTGTGACAATTGAAATTAGATATGTTCTTTGTGAATTACCTTTCAATTTTCCAATTCTATCTAATATTTTTTCAGTGTCTTTGAGAAAGTCATAATTTGGATCGCCATTTTTTTTATATTTAATTGGTTGTTTATTATTAAGTCTAATAATATTCTTCAAGTATACATCTTTGGTTGATTGTGTAGTTGTTCTGTTCTTCCTAGACTTTCCCCCCTCACATACATCTTCTGGATTTATAGGCATTGCCCCACCCATATCTTCGAGTAAATTATCAATTAATTCTTGTGAAATTTCTGCCATTATTTTTTGAAAAAATTCTGTTTAAAAAAATGAAAAATAAAAAAATAAATTAGTTATATTATTAAATATTTTCTTTTTTTTATTTTTAAATATTTAACCTTTTACCGCTCTACAAAATCTTCGATTTTTTCGAGCTACAAAAGCTTTACCAAAAAACGGCGATGCCTACGCAGTGGCATTTGATGTTAACATAACTGCCAGTTCGTCAAATGATTTAGCTCCGTATTCTTTTTTTGCATCTTTCATAAATTTATAAAATTTTTTAGGATTATTAATTCCATGCATAAATGCAATTAATCTTATTATTGCATATCTTCCACATGTTGCCACGGCTGGGTTCCAACTTTGATAATCGTAAGAATTATTCGATAACATTTTACCACCTAGTTCTTTTAAATAGTCGGATTGCTCTCCAAATTTTTCACGTTTTTCTTTATCAATATGCGCTAAATCTTCAGCACTAGAAAGTCCATATGAATCAAAAAATTCATACTGATTGTCATTACGCATAATGCACGTCCAATGTCCTATTGATTGATTACTATTCATTTCATCTATAAAGAATAATATTGCGCAATCATTTGGATATGGCAATACTTCCGCCATAGAATTATATTCCGATAGGTCAGGAAATCGAATAATTTTAATCCCTGGTATTATTCTTTTTATATCTTCAGCGCTCACCATATAAGACATTGCATAGTCGTCGCGTTTTTTTTCCATATTTTATTTGTCTTTTATACTTATATAAATATAAGATGTCAGAAAAAATCAAATCAATACAAGCAAGTACAAAAAGAAATAAAAGATTTCAAGTAACTCTTGAAAATGGGGATAAATATTCATTTGGATTATTAAATCCAGTTAATGGGACATATATTGATCATGGTGATAAGGTTTTGAGATATAGATATTGGGCTCGCCATTATGGGAATGAAAGAGAGAAAGAATTAATAGATAATCTGATTCCAAGTGCAAGTTTATATTCTGCATATATTTTGTGGGGCGATCATACAGATATAAAAAAAAATATAGATGCATTAAATGCGCTTTATTGATTATTCTGGGATGCCATAATATAATAGATTATAGTTATTATCCGATTGAGATGGTTGAGAATTTTCTGGCGGTGAGCTCATTCTAGAATGCATCAATTTAATTAGCCCTGCTGTTATAGTGGCAACGGTTAATCCTTTAACCGCCATTTGCCCCTTTTTAGATTTAATATTATCATATATTTTTTTTGCTACTTTTTTTAATTTTGCCATGGTATCTTTTGATAATTTAATTGCATCTTTTTTTAACCCTCTACCGGTTTTTGTCTCTTCATTTTCGGCTTTATAATCACGAATTAAATCTGCTCTCTGTCTTCTTGATAAATCTTTATAACCCTCTAATGTTGGAAATATTTTGTCTACCATTTTTACTTGTTTATTATATTCTTGGGGTGAAATATCTTCATCATAGTGTTCTCCGGCATATCTTGAAAGTCTATATTTATCAACATCGCGAATATCTCTCGTTGGTTTTGAATTTGGGCTTAGTGGTAAATTAGGCTCATAATCTTGATTTGGCTCATAATCATGCCTATTCCTAAGGTGCCATTGCCACCATGGTAAATCCTCCTCATTCATACGCCTAAATTCTTCAGATTCTTTTACTCGCTCGGCATTCTGTTCTTCTAATGTCATCCCTGTGCGACTTAAAGTGTCTGATCTTAATTGTTCTCTATTTTGTATAGCTTGCGAGGTTCTAGCTCGTCTATTAATATCTTCAATTGCGGTTGCAATCATATCTGCTGATGGTGATAACATTGCAGAGCCGGCTTCTCTTATGCCATACAGTATTGCTGTTAAAAATGCTAACTGAGCGACTGTTTTGGCTACTGTAATAGATTCATCAGACGTAATTGCATTATATATTTTATTTACAACTGGTTTAATTCTTTTTTGATAAAATGTTTCAGAAATGGAAAATTCGGATTCCGAATTTGTCCGCTCTGGTGCATTTCCCCTGGCCTCGCTGACTTTCTTTGATTTAGTTTTTCCGCCAATGGTTTTTTTTAATCCATCGGCGCGCATTGGCGCTGATGTACTAAATCCAGGATAATATGGCTCTTCTTCATCATTAAAATATATACCGCGCTCATAATCACTAGCCCTATTTCGGCCTAAATGCGTCGTGGTGGGAAACATTGAATTAACATAATCAGTTACGCCTGATAATGATACATTATTAATGCTATCATATAAAATTTGCCCCCTGTCCAGTACAAAAGTATCAACACCATCATCATGCATACCCCAAGCGACACCAGCTAATAAACATATTGAAACAAATACTTTAAGAGCATTGCCAGAGAGATTATTATCTTTGGCGTATTGTATATCGTCTTTAAATTCTTCAGACGCTTCTATAAGCTTTTCTTCACTGGAAAATTCGGATTCCGAATTTGTCCGTGGTTCTTCTATGGAAAATTCGGATTCCGAATTTGTCCGCGCAGCAGCCGCCGTTGCATTTTTATTTTTAATAATAGGCTTTTTTTCAGTTGTTTTTTTTAATCTGCCTGCAGCGGTGTATTGCGTAGACTCTTTATATTTATTTACCCAATTTTTTGTATTGGTATCAATATCGTATGGCGCCTTTTTAGGTGGTATGGTATATGGGTCTCTTCTCTCTGCATCATAATTTAAATTTTTATCATCTTCGACGCCTTTTATTGCATATGCGCCAACCGCAGTAGTTAATGCGGTTAATAATAATGCTTTTAATGCATCTTTACCAATTGCCCCCATTTTATCATATGATAATGCACCACCATTGTCTCCAGGCATTATCATTAATGGTGTTCTTCTAGGCGTGGGTGTAATTTCAGGTGGATCCTGTTGTTGCATTGCTATTCTATGTGCTTCATTGGTTAATTCAACGATTTCTCTTAATTCTTCCGCGGTTAATCGTCTTTGTGGTGCCTCAGCCTCCTCATTAGCATATCTAACTCTAGTTAGGTCTAGACGCCCCTCATTATCATCTGGCGCATGTCCAGTAATATTATTAAATGCGCCTAATAGCATAGAATCAAATGCATTGAAAGTTGCGCCGACTCCTTTTTGAAACAAATATAAAAAATATAAATATATTAGTTTTTCTATAAACTCGGCCCCCACCGCCCTTAATTGCGGATTGCTAATCATATTATAAAGATATGTTATAGTGGATTCTTTATCTGGTTTTTTATTTGTGGTATCATGTGAAACATCATCATCAGAAGTATCCTCGGTCAAATTGGCATCTTCTTTTGATGTTTTTGGTAAAGCGGACAAATTCGAATTCTTCGAATTTTCCAGTTTTAAAAGGCTCACTTTTGATTTTTTTGGTGGCATTTTAATCAGTGATATATAATAAAAAAAATCAAAAAATTAAAACTATTTAATTAAAACCAGTCTCCGCGGTTGGGATCATTATAAAACCGAATATTTACGAAACTATCATCTTTTGTCTCTTCTTCCTGTTGTAATGGGGGGATAAAATCTGGCATGGAGCGATTTCTTTCTCTATTGGCAACATCATCGAAAAAATAATCATGCATATACTCTGAGGTTAAATTATTTATAATTCGCGTTTCAGCTGATGTTGGATTTATCCTATCTGCGCCAATAACATATCTTGTTGTTAATCCAGTAATAACAATGCCGGCAATTGCATATGGTAAATTTTTTATATAATCGGAATTAAGTAATTTTGCTAAATATGATTGTTCTGGGTTTTTAATAAAGTGCCCTTTTGGGTTGCGTATTTTTTTAGGTGGCATCTTTTATTTATATATGAATATAATTATTATTATTTCTTTATAAATTATATAATCTTCGTAGTGCGGTTATAATTGCGTCTTGCGCTTCAATTGTAGGATGTTCCCCACTATTTCTAATATGATTTACACTATCTAAAAATTCGGCTTCGTCTTCAGTCATTCGTTCTCCCCTTGCTGGCTGTGGTATAACCTCAGCAGACGTTTCGGTCGCAAATTGTAAATTTGGATATGTTGCTTCAACTGGTGACATATTAAGAGCATTTAATTCTTCAAGAGTAGCTTGAAGCCTTGCTCTTTGCCTTGCTAGAGTATTAACTTCGATATAATTCCCAACAGAAAATGCAATTCCAATATAAATACCAAGTCCTACAATTAACCCAATTATAATAGATTGTATAATATGCACTTTACTTTTTTGTTTAATTTCTTCTTTAGGTATATCTTGGGCTTCTTGCAATATATCTTGGGCATCGTGTATTATATCCTGTGATTCTTGTATTATATCTTGAATAATAATTTCTTGCGGTGCTTTTACCTTTTTTA